CTAATGGTATAAATCTACTGGTCGGTGGACAAAGTGGTACATACACTCAGACTATTAATGGTGATGGTACATTCAGTACTGCTGGTATTAGTAACCCAACCTCAGTACAATTCACAATAAGAGGTGGAAAGGGTGGACAGGCTGGTTATGGTGCATACTATGGATATAATGGTGGAACAATAGTAGTTGATCTGGTAAGTTCTCAGTTATCTAGTTTTGCAGGTTCTGCATGGTCAGTTCAATCTGGTAGTGCTGCTAGTAGTAGAAATGGTGGAACAGCATCAAGTGGTGCTAATGGTGGCTATGGTGGTGAAGGGCATAGCTATGCAGAAGGTGGCGGTGGTGGTGCCGCATCATTATTAAAGAGAGGAACACAGATTCTAGCAGGAGCTGGTGGTGGTGGAGGTGCTGGTGCATCTGGATTTGACGGTGGTGCTGGTACAAATGGTCAAGGACCACCATCAGGTTATTCTCAACCAGACGGAACAACACAGGCATTAGGACCAGGAGCTGGTGGTGGCGGTGGTCACTACGGATGTATTGGTGGTGGAGGTGGAGCTGGCGGTGCTGGTGTCGCTAGAAACGGTATTACATTTGGTGGTAATGGTAACGGTGGAGCGTCAGGTGGTCCTGGCGGTGCTCCTGGTGGAGATGGAGGTCACCAAGGTGGTGGTGCTGGACTGTCAGGTGTTAGTTCTTATCGTACTGATTGGTTTAGTCTTAACTCATTCAGTCATTCAAATAGTGGTAGTGGATCTGCATCTATCACTGCTGTATATAATAATGACTACTGGACCGCTGGAGGCGGTGGTGGTGGAGCAGGTGGACAATGGGGTGGATCAATACAATGGTCACTATTAAATAATCCAGGTTCCATATCAGTAACAGTTGGTAGTGGTGGATCAGGTGTCAATCCAGGTGGACAAACTACTGGATCTACTGCAAGTGGTGATGGTGGATTTGTTAAGGTTGGATTAGGTAAGATTGTTGGATATGTTGGTGGATCAACAGGTACATCAGTAGGTGATATTATCGCATCTGGATCACAAGACGCAACAGTGTGGGATGTGAATATTGTTGGTGGTGGTACTGGTACTGGTACTACTGGTAATTTCAAACTACCAACCACACAAGTACCAGATGTTATTATTACTGGTGGTGGTGCAACATCTGACGCTACTGCATCAGTAACTGTGGCATCCAATAAAGTAACAAACATCTCTTTAGATACTGCTGGTGGTGGATACACAGAGATACCATACATCTATGTTATGAATGGTGCTGGTGGTGGAACTAAGATTGTATCTACAATTGATGATGCTGCTGGAGTTGTTGATCAACTATTCTTAACTGCTAATAGTTCACAACAGTATACCAACTATGTCAAGTTCGGTGGTCTCAGTGGTAATACTGGCACACGATTCATTACATTGAATCCAGTTGACACAACCAACACAAATTATTTCTCAATCAAAGCATGTAGAGGTAATGGTGTTAATGGTGGTGATATAGCAGAAGAAGTGTTACGTGTATACTATCAGGCTGCTGATTCAACTGATTGGACATTGGTTGATACTATTATCACACCAGCATCAGTTAGAACTGATCCTATCATTGGTGATGTTCCTATTGTCAGTCAAGCATGGGATGGTGGCAGCGGCGATACTCAATGGTATACTTATTCAGTAGCATTACCAACAGATGCTAAGGCAGTTGGTACTAAGATAAAGATTGAACAACCACGTGCTACACCTAGTGCTGCTAATGATAATGATTTAGACAGTGACCATTATGGTATTGCTGAATTCATTTACTGGAATGAGAAGGTAACAGGTCTTGTATTTGTTCCTACTGCTGGTAAGATCAGTAAACCTGCGGTTGATTCACTATCATATACTGTTCAAGGTGAGACAGGTCCAGGTATTACATATAGTTCTGGTCTTGGTGCTTCTGAAGCAACGTTGACATTGAAATCAACAACTAAGATAGAACCACAGGCTACCATTGACCCTGATATAGATGTTCCTTTGGTTACACCATACTTATTATGTAAGTACTTGATTAAAGCTTTCTAAATATAACGGAGATACTAATAATACAATGGCAGATGCACCAGTACTGCAAGTACAGTTAGATGTTATCAATCAGGAGATTGAGTACAACGGTACACCCAAAACTATTCCTGAATCATATTGGAAGGACACGCTCACTCCATTACTATATCCTTTATGGGATAGTGACAAGGATAAGCTTATCACATTTCAGTGGTTCACTAATGACACATACACTGCTAAACGTAGGAAGTATGTAAAAGACTTTAAGACTGATACATTTCAGTGGGTTGACTATGAGATGGAAGCAGTTGGTGCTACTGAAGCAACTGCATTCAAAGATAAGTTGGTTGATGCATTCTATGTAATTGATTCACTTGAGAATGTTGAGTTCCAAGATGAACTTGCTAGAATGTATTCTAAACAGAAAGCAGTATCACCATTGAGTGTAAGACTAGCAAGGAATTTCCTATTAGATGAAACAGATTGGACACAGTTAGCTGATGCTCCTATTGATGCTGATACTAAAGCACAGTATACATTGTATAGACAGAAACTAAGAGAACTAACTGATTCTACTGAGTTCACTAATGATGTTGATAAGACTAAGTTCCCTATATCTCCAGAGTTTTATACTAAAATACACAAGGTAGACTTCCCAACTGAAGATTATCTTGCAACTGACTCACAGTTCATTGAGATGGGTAAGCACCGTCTTAAGAAGTTTAGAGATAAGATAGCATATTTCTTGACACTCAAGTCAGAGACTGATAAGACATACTTCAATGATATGTTAGTTGAGTACGAGCACATCAAGACAACTAAGATACTTGGAACACGAGAGGATGAGGACACAGAGAAGAACAGAGATTTCTTAGAGAAACTCATAGAAGATGCTACTGATGAACTCAACAAGGGTGGATAATGATGATAACAATAGGTAACGAACTATCTCATTTTGATTTGATGTCCTATTATGCTAATAGGAATCAATGTGCGTTGCTGTACTTTGATCTTAGCACGTATCTAGCTCTTGATACAACTAAGAAAGCGACAGTCACAGCATATTATGAGGGATTTGTCGATGAGTATGCACTTGACATCATGAAGCAGGGCGTGTATAATACTCTCAGGTTCGACAACGATGACATTGCATGCGTAAGTGCTGTTGCTTGGTTCCCCAAGCTAGCGCAGTGTCCAGACTCAGACCATTTCATTAATGCGTATGTAGTAGATGCATACGGTGATATAGTATGGCAAAACGTCCCAGACCCAAGTTAGAGAAGTTAGAAAACTCTTATCTATTAGAAGATAAGTTTATGATGCCTGGTTTTGTTACCAAACAACCGTATGGTGAGTGGGCTGCTGTTCCTGTCATGGGTAAACATAATAGGTACGTGGTCATACACAACGGTAAACTACTTAAAACATGTAGTTATGATGTTGCTTTTAATTTAATGATGAGTCACTATAAATGAGAGATACTATATTATATGGTGACTGCATTGCATCATTGAAGCAATTTGATGAACAAGCACGTATGTGTGTCACATCTCCACCTTACTATGGTTTAAGAAACTATGGTGATGAAGATGAACAGATAGGTCAGGAGGACACACCAGAACAATTTATTGATAACTTAGTTAAGGTATTCAGAGAGGTACGTAATGTGCTCACAGATGATGGAACTTGTTGGGTTAATCTTGGGGATAGTTACTATAATTACAGGCCAGGGCGAGGACAAGGATTGGTTAAACAAACAGTCTCAAATACTAAGCAAGACCTCCCAGATCTGTGTCCTCGTAGAGGAAACAAACTTGACGGACTCAAAGAAAAAGATTTAATTGGTATACCATGGATGTTTGCATTTGCTATGAGAGCAGATGGTTGGTATCTAAGACAGGATATTATATGGCACAAGCCTAACCCTATGCCTGAGTCAGTTAAGGATAGATGTACTAAGTCACATGAGTATATCTTTTTGTTTAGTAAGAATAAGAAATATTATTATGATAATGAGGCTATTAAAGAACCTGCTAAGGATTGGGGAACAAGAGACAGAACAAATGGTAAGTATCATAATGAAGGGACAGGATTGTCACCTCACACTGGTCTTTCCAAATCATACCCTACTAAGAATAAGAGAAGTGTATGGTCGGTGACCAACAAACCATATAAAGGTGCTCACTTTGCAGTGTATCCACCTGATCTGATTGA